CCAGCAACACCTCCAGCAACACCTCCAGCAACACCACCAGCAACACCTCCAGCAACACCTCCAGCAACACCACCTGCTGGCTGTAATTGTGAGACTCAAGGATGTTCATCTGGCTGCTGTGTAGCCTGCGGTGGAAGACTAACAAATGGAGAGTGTGTACCTTGTTAAAAATATTAATATATGATAAACTTAAAAAAAGGAGAAATAAATGAGAAAATTTGTATTTATTGTTGATAATGAAGTTGCAACAGATCAGGTATTTGAAACAGAAGGCGAAGGCCCAAAGTTTGAAGCAAATAGAATGTATGCCGCAGCACTTTTATCGAATCCCATAATTTTAGAAGTTGAACCAGATAGCCCAGCACAAGTTGGCTGGACTTGGGACGGATCTACCTTTACACCACCAGGAAATTAATTAATGTCTGAAAAAAATGCCTGGCAAAAATATAAAGAAAGTTTAGGTGATACCAGGCCTTGGGACCTGCTTAATCCTTCAACAGAATTTGCCACAGATGATCTACAAGAAAAAAGATATTTAATTTGTCAGGCATGCCCAGAATTTATTGGAGTTACAACACAGTGCAAAAAATGTGGATGCATTATGAAGCTAAAAACAAAATTAGAAAAAGCGGTCTGCCCAATAGGTAAATGGTAAATGGAAATAATAGATCATTTTTCTCCAAACATAAGAATTATTAAAGACTTCTTATCTAAGAATGAATGCCAGGATATTTTAAAGGTTAAAGATTTATCAGAAGATCTTTGGTCATTGGACTATAATCTAAACTACCCAAAACCAGAAAATGTTGCAGATAATTTAAAATACTCAGTTTCTCAATGGGACGGAATGTGTATTAATATAACTAACCCAGGCTTTGCCGAAAGATATGATTTAGACCCAGAATATTATAGTCAACTAGCAGATAGAATGAAACACCATATCTCTGACAGATTTTTAGTAGATACTTTAAGAAGAGAACAATATCTGATTAACAGATGGAGAATTGGAAGAGAACAAACTCCACACATAGATTATTTTTATGAAGAAGAGCCAGGACATGACTATGAAAAGCTTGCCAGGAATCATATACCTGGAGACTTCTTAAAAACCTTCGGAAAGATGTTTCAGACAAAACATTATTCATCTCTGATATATCTTAATGATGACTACGAGGGAGGGGAATTGTATTTCCCAGAGTATGATTTTGCAATAAAACCAGAAGTAGGAACATTGATATGTTTCAGGGGAGATGAAAATACATTACATGGTGTAAAGAAAGTAACAGATGGAATAAGGTATACTATATCGTTATTCTGGGAAGACCTTGAGTATAAAAACAAGATTAATTCCGTCGTCCAATAAACTTTTATAGGCTATAATTATCTAAGTAACATGATTCACACAAGGGGGTAGCCAATGGCCACCAATTATCCAAATGCCATAGATCAGCTTATTAATCCAAGCGGATCAGATGCATTATCAGCACCATCACATTCAGACCAACACTCAAATGCAAATGATGCCATAGAGGCATTACAAACAAAAGTTGGAACAAACGGCTCATCAGATGCAAACTCTTTAACATATAAAGTTAGCACTATTGAGACAGCACTAACAAACCTTACTAGTAGCTCAGATACAATCTCAGAGCTTTTAGGTTTAGAAGGAAATAATGATCTTACAGTTTATGGCATTGAAAATGCAACTAACGTAGACTCATTTGCAAAAGCCACATGGAGAACAGTAAGCTATAATCTTCAGGTAACAAAGGGTACAGATGTCTATACATCAGAGATCCTCGCCTCACATGATGGAACAAACATAATGGTTTCAGAATCAAACATCATATCAAACACAAACACAAGTCTATTTACTTACACCTTTGAAGAAAACTCAGGTATAATTAGTTTAAGAATCACCCCTGTTTCTGGTTCTATTTCAGTTAGATTTTCAAGAACAGCGCTTAAAGCATAACAAAAAAAGCAGTAAGAGGAGTCATATAAATGGCAACAGTAACAAAACACTTTAGAATTAAATCTGGCCTCATTGTTGAAGGTACTTCGGGTACGATCAATGGCCAAAACATCCTTACAGAAACAGGTGGAGATAGTTATATTCTCAATCTTGTTGGTGGTGCTACTCTTGTAAAATCAGTAGAAGCAACTCAACTTGAAGTAAGCGGAGCTGGAAAACTATCCGTAAAATCTGGCGTATTTGACGCAGCAGGAGCAGCAGCAGCTGCACAGTCTGCAGCAGAAGCAACTGCATCAGCAGATGCAAGCGCAAAGGCTTCAGCAGCTCAATCCGCTGCAATTACTGCAGCAGGAACTGACGCTACTACAAAGGTAGCAGCAGAAGCAGCACTTAGAGTATCAGGCGACGCAGCTTCAGTTTCAACTGCAGCAGCAGATGCAACATCTAAGGCTAACGCCGCTCAAGCAGCAGCAATCTCTGCAGCAGCAACAGATGCTACTACAAAAGCTGGTTCAGCACAATCTGCAGCAATTTCTGCAGCAGCAGCAGATGCAACATCTAAGGCTAACGCCGCTCAAGCAGCAGCAGAAAGTACAGCTTCAGGAGATGCAACATCTAAGGCAAACGCAGCACAGGCAGCCGCTATCGCAGCAGCAGCAACTGATGCAACCACTAAGGCTAACGCAGCTAAGTCTGCAGCAGAAGCTACAGCAGCAGCTGCTCTCACAGCAGCAATCTCAACAGAGGTTTCAAACCGTAACACAGCAATTGAAGCAGCAGTAGATTCATTAGTAGATGGCGCACCAAACCTTCTTAATACATTAGATGAATTAGCAGCAGCAATAAACAACGATGCTAACTACGCAACAACACTAACATCAGCACTTGCTCTCAAAGCTAACTCAGCAGATGTTACAACAGCAATTGCGACTGCGGCATCAAACGCTGCAACAGATGCAACTAATAAAGCTAATGCAGCTCAATCTGCAGCAGCAACAGATGCTACATCTAAGGCTGGTGCCGCAGAATCTGCCGCTATCGCAGCAGCAGCAACTGATGCAACCACTAAGGCTAACGCAGCTAAGTCTGCAGCAGAGGCTACAGCAGCAGCAGATGCTACTACAAAGGCAAACGCAGCACAGGCAGCCGCTATCGCAGCAGCAGCAACTGATGCAACCACTAAGGCTGGTTCAGCACAAACTGCCGCAACAACTGCAGCAGCAACTGATGCTACTACAAAAGCAAACGCAGCGCAAGCAGCCGCGGAAGCAACTGCAGCAGCAGCTAATACAGCGCAGCAAGCTGGTACAACATCTTTCACAGCATTAAACGTTAATGATCAGGCTAAGCAAATTGCAGCTTCATCAACATCACTTGGATCAGTTGTAGTAACTGCTTACGAGTGGCCAAAGGCGGACTACCGCTCAGGCAAGTTCCTTGTTAAAATTGACAATGGAGTACACAATGAAATATCAGAAATTCTAGTAACACTAGATTCATCAGACAACGTAGCAGTTACAGAATATGCAATTGTCGGAACTAATGGATCAAGAGGAACTATTACAGCAGATGTATCAGGCTCAAATGTACGAGTAAGAGTTAATCCAGTAAATGATTCAACAATCAAAGTATCTGGAACACTTGTTAAATAATTAAATAAAGGTTTTGGGGGATTCCTTAAAAATCCCCCACAATAAACAATTAGGGGATATGTGAACTTAAATGGCAACAGTAGATAAAAATTTTAAAGTAAAGAATGGGTTAAATGTAGCAGGAACTGCGACGTTTGATTCTAGTATTGTATTAGGAACAGCCCCAATATCTTTTGATACAGCAACAAACAGGCTACAAGTCCAAATTGGTGGAACTTGGGAGCCTGTAGCTTTGTATTCAGAAATTCCAAATGAGAACACAATGTTATCATTTATGGATGTCGGATTAGCCATTGACTACAATGGTCAGCCAACATATATTATTCAGGCAAATGGAGTTACACCATCAGGAACAAGCAAGTATGTTTCTGGTGGAGATGCTTCAACTACTGAGTTTGGAATGACTTTTGATTCAGGAGCGTTAGTAGCATGACGCTTAATTGTAATGGTTTAAATGCTATAATTTCAATATATCAAATAAAAGGGGTGGCATAATGTCAACAGTAAGAATTCAAGTAAGAAGAGGTACAGCTTCAGAATGGACCACAGCAAATCCAGTATTAGCTGCAGGTGAAATGGGTGTTGAAACAAACACTAATTTATTTAAATTTGGTAATGGGTCTTCTACATGGACTGCCCTTTCATATGCCAATAATTCAGATGTAGCAATTGGTGAAATTTCCCAAGATGCTATAAATACAGCTCTTACAATGGGCGCAGGTTTAACAAAGACTTATAACGATGGTGCAAATACAATTACTATAACTGTAGACACAGCAGTCGTTTCAACAAAGGCATTTGCAACAGCAGAAGCAGCAGCAGCTCAGGCAGCAGCTGCAGCGTATACAGACTCTGCAGTAAATGGAGTCAATAGCTCACTATCAGGATACCTAGAAGTAGGAGATAGAGGAGTTGCAGGTGGAGTTGCCTCACTCGACTCAAACATTAAAGTTCCACAAGATCAGCTTTCTTTAGGAAACTTAACAACAAATGTTACTACATCAGCAAACATGAATGCACAAAACATGACAGCAGCTAACGTAACTTCAAACGTTTTGTTAACTGCAAATGATGTAACTATATCTGGTAACCTAACAGTTAACGGAACATCAACAACCGTAAACTCAACAAACGTTTCATATGACGATCCAATGATTTATATTGGTGACGGAAACCAGTCTAACTCACTTGACCTTGGCGTAGTAGCAGCATTTAATAATGGAACATACCAGCATGCTGGTCTTGTTCGTGATGCTTCAGACAATGGAATCTGGAAATTGTTCTCAGGTGTAACATCAGAGCCTGGAACAACAGTAGATTTTACTACTTACACAAAAGACAAGCTAGAAGTAGGAACTCTATTTGCAGATGTAGCACATATTGGAGATGTATCTAATGCAGAACTTCAATACGTATCAGGCGTTGTTTCACCAATTCAAACACAACTGGATAATAAACTAGAAACTGTACCTGACAATTCTGTTTCAACTCCTAAAATTGTAGCAGATTCAGTAATTACAGGAAAGATTGCAGACGCTGCAGTAACCACAGCAAAAGTTGCAGATGGCGCAGTAACTACTGCAAAAATTGTAAACTCAGCAGTAACTACTGAAAAAATTGCAACTGGTGCAGTTTTGGCAGCACAATTAGCTACTGATTCAGTAGATACAACAAAAATTATGGATTCAGCAATAACTGCTGGGAAAATTGCACTTAATGCAATCACTTCAGAAAAAATTGCAGACAACGCAGTAAGTACTGCAGAGATCGCAGCATTAGCAGTAACTGCTGCAAAAATTGCAGATGGTGGAGTAACAAATGAAAAGATTGCAGATGTAACTATTACAAATGCAAAGATTTCAGCTTCAGCTGCAATTGATCAAACAAAGGTTGCTGGACTAACTGAAGCATTAGCTACAAAAGCAACAATTGATTCACCAACATTTACTGGTGCAGTTGTTCTTCCAGCAACAACAACAATTGGCTTAGTTGATTCAACTGAAATGGGATATCTAAATGGTGTTACATCTTCAGTTCAGACACAACTTACAGCTAATGCAACAGCCCTTTCAACACACGACGCAGATACAACAAATATTCACGGTATTGCAGACACAGCAGCTTTGGCAACAAAGGTTTATGCAGATGCAGCAGTTACAACACACGAAGCAGATACCACATCTGTTCACGGTATTGCAGACACTTCACTTCTAGTAACAACAACTGGAACACAGACACTAACAAACAAGACACTAACAAGCCCAACAATTAATGGAGCTATAGTGGGTGGAAATGTTATACCAGCCCTAGATAACACATATGACTTAGGTTCTCCTACTCAAATGTGGAAAGATATCTACGTTGGTCCAGGATCACTTTATGTTAATGGACAGAAGGTTCTTCAGGATGAATCAGGAGCAATCGTTGTTTCTGCTGACATTAACGAAAACCTAGGACTAAGAACAAGCGGAAGTGGTAATATTGAGTTTGATCCAACAGGAACTGGCGTTGTTAACGTTAAGGGACCTCTTGTTATGGAAGCAGGCGCAAATATTTCAAGTGCTGACGGAAATGGAATCAACTTCTCTAATACAGTACGGGTTGACTCTATTGCTAGCAAGAGCTCAAACACAGACTTGTCACTATCTGGAAATGGAACAGGAAAAGTTTACCTTAATGACAATGCAGAAGTAAACGGAAATCTTGTTGTTGGTGGAAACCTAACAGTAAGTGGAACAACTACAACTGTTAACAGCGAAACAATTAGCTTAGCTGATAATATCATTGACTTAAATAGCAATTTTACTACTGGCACTCCAACAGAAAACTCTGGATTAAGAATTGTTCGTGGAGACTCAAATCCAGTTCAAATGCGCTGGAATGAGTCTACTGATGTATGGGAGTTCACAAATGATGGAACAAACTACTCTTCAGTACTATCAATTAATGACACAGCATTAACAACAGCACTAAACGCAAAACTAGCCTCTGCTACAGCAGCAACAACATACGCACCAATTGCTTCACCAACATTTACTGGAACAGTAACAGTTGCAGCAGCAGGTGTAGCGTATACAGATAAGACACAGACAAAGGCAGGCGTACCATCTCTTACAACAATTGGATCAACACTTTCAGCCAACACAACACTTGATGGCCTAGGTACAGATGCAGCTGTTCGTGACTCATTGGTTCCTCTATCTGGAGCAGTTCAGATTAACTTTGAAGCAACAGGAAATGCTAAGTACGCAGTTGGTTCTTCAATCAGCTTCTACCAAGCTTCAGGAACTGGTGCAAACTTCATTGGAACTGGTATAACAGTACTAAGTACTCCAGGAGCAACACTAAGAACAACAAACTCATCAGTAACAGCCACTAAAGTTTCAGCAACAACATGGTTGTTAGCTGGAGACTTAAGAGCATAATAGGGAAATAGGAGAATAAAATGTCAAAAAATATAGGTAGAAGAGCATCAGCTCAAGACAACTTCATTGGCCCAAATGCACCCACAGGCCTTACAGCAACAAATTATTTAAATGGTGTTAATAACCAAAGACCATTTAATGATGGACGGATAGACCTAGCTTGGACAGCTCCAACTGGTGGCAATGCTGCCACATCATATAAAGTTATGCGTGGAGGAACAGAAATTGCAACAGTTGCTGCTCCTACAGTAACTTATTCAAATACTGGACTAACATCAGCAACAGCTTATTCTTATACAGTAAGGGCAGTAGATGCTTTTGGAACTTCAGTAGACTCAAATACAGCTTCAGCAACAGCAACAACAAAGCCAGCTGCTCCAACAAGCGCATCTGCAACAGCTGGAGTAAATGCGAATACAGTTCAATGGACAGCTCCAGCAAATGGTGGAACTGCAATAACTAACTACTATGTTGTTGGAAATGATGCAACAACTGGAAATACAACTGGAGTATCTATATCAATTGCAGATACTGCTGGAACATCTCAGTACTACAACGTATATGCAGATAATGCTAACGGAAGATCAGATGCATCTAATAACACTAATACTGTTACTACACTTGCTCCTGCTTTCTTTGCACCACCATTCTTTCCACCATTCTTTCCACCAAGCTTCTTTGCACCACCATTCTTTCCACCATTCTTTCCACCAAGCTTCTTTGCGCCACCAGGGTTCTTTGCGCCACCAAGCTTCTTTGCGCCACCAGGCTTTGCCTTTGCGCCACCAAGCTTCTTTGCGCCACCAGGCTTTGCCTTTGCGCCACCAAGCTTCTTTGCACCACCAGGGTTCTCTAACTTTATTAGATCCTATTAATAATATACAACACAATAGCAAGGGGCAACCCTTGCTATTGTGCTATATAAACATAAATGCTACAATGTGTATATGACAAATTTAAATGAAACTTATGCATTTTCTTCCAAAGAAATGCTTTTCCCAGGAGTTTGGGTATATAGAAACGTAATTAAAAAAGAAACTGATGTCATTAATAGGCTTAATGAAATTGGCAATTCAGCAACTAGCGAAAATGATTCTAGGTATGAGTGGACTTTTGGTTTTGTTGGATACAGCGAAAAAAGACCTTCATATAGAGATTGCGAAGACATTAAAATAGGAGAGATTAAAAATCCTAGATCCACAACAGAGTCTTTGGTTAATGCTCTTTGGTCTGATTTAAGAGACTCACAAATGCCAGCAGTTAAAGATTATTGCGATATGTATAACGTAAAGATGAATTATTGGGAAGTTATGAACTGTATTCGATACGGCAAGGGACAACACTTCCAAGAGCATGCAGACCATGGGTTTTCTTATAGTGCCACTGTTTCATTAGTTGCATATGTAAATGATGAATATGAAGGAGGGAACCTATATTTCCCTAAGCTTAATTTAGATATTAAGCCAAAAGCAGGAGATCTTTATATATTCCCATCTACATACTTGTTCTCACATAGAGCAATGCCAGTTGAATCTGGAATGAAAGTTTCAATTGTTACTATGCTAGACTATAATGATCATTCTCATAGACAAGAGTTTATGCAAATGAGAAGCAAATGGGTAGAAGAAGATTTGGCAACTGGCAAAAACCAAAATGCATAATATAGAAGCTTATGTTATAAGAGAAGGTCTAGGCGAGCTAAGCCCTTTGTCAGCCAAAAGAGACTGGATGGACAATACATATGAAGCACATGCATATAAATGTTTCCCAGTTAGTTTAACAAATCAGTTAGGCTGGGGCATATCTTTTCCAGAAGACATTTCTTTTATTTGGGATGGCATTTCAGATAGCACACCAGATCACGTAAAAATACTTTCTGGCGAAAAATATGCCTACGCTGGAAGAGCTAATGGGACAATTAGTTTTAATACTGGGCTCATGTTTAAAACTGATGATAATTTAAGTTTAATTTCCATGCCTGTTCCCAATTTATTTATTGCTGGAGCAACGCCATTTACAACATTAATAAGCACATCTTTTTTTAGAGGTGAACTACCAGCAGCCTGGATGATAACTAAAGCAAATGAAGTTATAACAATTAAAGCGGGAACTCCAATAATTGCAATAATGGCAATAGACTTAAACTCTATCAACAATTCAGAAATAACGTTTAAGCCAATTTCTAGTTTACCACAACCGTCCTTTGACTCAAATGAGTATTCTAACGTTATTTACGAATTAAATAGATCAGCAACATGGTCTAATTTTTATAGAGATGCAGTTGACCATTTAAAAAGAAAAATAGGCTCTCATCAAATAAAGGCAATTAGGCTAAAGGTAAATAATGATATAATGAAGCAAGGGGATAATAAATGAAACCATCAAATAATTGGGACGGCAATCAGCCTAAATCTATAACACCATCTGGATTTTTTGGCAATTCTTCTAGCAACATTGTAGAGATCAAAGATTTCTTGTCTATAGAAGAAAGAGAAAGACTAATGAAGTTTGCCCTAAACAACAAAGTTTGGGACATAACAGAAACTCATAGAGACGAAGACGGCCTTGTTCTATATGATCACAGAGTTTGGGAAGATAGAGTCTGTACATATAACTCTTTAATGGCTTCAGACCCAAGCATATTAGAATTAATTTATAGTATGATTGCAAGACTAAAAATTGAAGTTGATGCATTTTTTAATGTTGATGCAAAAGAGACTGGACCAGCAATTGTTAGATGGCCAGTCGGATCAAGACAAGAGCCACACGCAGATAAAGAGTTTCATTCTGGTGCAGAAAAAGGAAGAGCTAATGATTTCCCTTGGTATGATTTAGCTGGACTATTTTATTTTAACGATGATTACGAAGGCGGAGAACTTTATTTTCCACAACACGGAATTGAATTTAAGCCAGTTGCAGGGGCTGCATATTTTTTCCCAGGAGACATGCACTATACGCATGGAGTACGTCCAGTAAAATCTGGAAATAGATTTACATCGCCATTTTTTTGGACGATTAAAAAACATACAGGAGAAAAACAACCATGAGCGAATTAAACTACGTAGAGCTTTATCCAAAAATAGATGTCTACAGAAATGTTTTAAAGGACCCAAACGAACTGTATGAAATTATGAACAAGTCTGAAAAAACTTCAGAGGGAAAGTATTTTTTAAATACCTGGGACCCATGGGCACATTTTGGCACGTATACACAAAAGAAAGATATGAGAGAAGTTTCTCCAGAAGTTTTGTCTGATGAAATGTTTCTTAAAGAAAAGAAATTTGTTGAAGAAGTTGAAGCGGCCTACGAAAAAGTAATTTTAGATTATGTAGAAAGACATGGTATTGATCTGCCAGAAGGATGGCATTTTAGCGGATGCTCATACTCTAAGTATAATGCAAACATTGATACTTTATTAAATAAAATGACAATGCAATATCATACAGACCATATAACTTCTCAAAAGGATATGCCTGGAGATAAATTTTTTATAACATGCACAATGTACATAAATGATGATTATGACGGCGGAGACATAGAGTTTTATATTGATGGACAGCTTATTAATCACAAGCCAGCAGCTGGAGACATACTAGTATTCCCATCTACCCAGCCATACTTTCATGGAGTAAAAACAATTAATACTAATGAAAAGTTTTTTGTTAGAAACTTTATAATGACCCCACACAATGGAACAGAAGAATGGCTAGCCAACCAAAGAAAATTTGGGGCATACCGATGGGCAAAAACAGAAGCAGAAAGAATAGATTATGAAGATAAAAGAAACATGCTTTACTTTAATGATGGAAAAATTCTTTCATATGAAGACTATATTGAAATTAAAAAAGGGTGGTTAGATTAAAATGGAAAGAGACATGATTATAACTAGACATAAGCCAGATATTGTACAGTATGATAACTTTCTGACTCCAGAAGAATGTAAATCAATTATTGATGTGTTAGCCATTAAGATGGAAAAAGAACAGCTTAAGTGGATGCCAATTTCATTTTACGAGTCTTACTCATCAGGCATGCCAGAATTAAATGACCCAGATACAATCGCATGTGGATTGCCAGGAGATTTTTTTCAAACATTAGAACAAAGAGTTATTAATGCTACTGCAGAAATGGCTGGAAAAGATCCAAAGCAGATGTCAAAAATTAGTTGGCATTCACAAAGATGGGCCCCAGGAGCTTTTGCAAATATGCATTCTGACAACACTTCTAATGAAGGCGTATCTGGAGCATTTACCAGAAGTAGATATGCAACATTTTTATATTTAAATGATGATTTTGAAGATGGAGTTTTAAACTTTAAACATGGCTTAACAATTGTTCCAAAAACTGGAACCCTAGCAACCTTTGCTGGTGGCTTTGAAAATATGCATGAAGTTACAACGGTAAAGAAAGCAATACGATACACCCTTGGTTCATTCTGGGATGACAGAGAAGAATCAGATTACCCACAAGAAGTAAGAGATGCTTGGGCAGAAGAGCTTGCAGAAATAAGAGCAATTCAAAAACAAGAGGCGGCTGAATGGGAAGATTATAGAAATAAAGGACTTAGAATAACTTCACAAGGAAAGCAATATCCTGCTTCAGAAGTGGAAAATTAATATGCAAAAAGATATTGATTTTAAACAATTTACTCTATTTGATTTACAGGTTTTAGAAAATAATATTTGGTATTGGGATAATGCTTTAAGTTTTCCAAATGAACTAAATGCTTTTATAGAAGAAATAGATTCTGAACCACTTTCTTATTCAAGAATTTCAAAATGGGATAATTGGACGGCAAGCGATGATTCAAATTTGATATATGGTGCTACAAAAAATATATCTGTATCTAAACTAAAAGAAAGCACTGGATCTGATGCAGTAGATAAAAAAACTTTATATATTGCAAATAGTTTTATAATGGCTTTTGAAATGGCTAGCGACAGATATTTTGCAGGACACAATTTAGACAAAGCACATTATAATTTAGAGATAAACACAATACCAATTAAAAAATGGAATCAAGGGCAATCAATGGGCCCACATTTTGATGGCCAAGATGGCAATAAAGATTTAGCATTTTCATTGGTTGCTTACATTAATGATGACTACGAAGGTGGAGAGATTCATTTCCCAAATCAAAACATTACTGTAAAGCCAAAGGCTGGAAGTTTAATAATGTTCCCATCACAGCTCCCGTATTTGCATGAAGTTAAACCTATTACTTCTGGCACAAGATACATGAGCCCCGCACACGCATATATTAAATAGATAGGTGGTATAATAAAAAAATGAGCACAACAGGTAAGGGCTTTAGATACCCAGTATACACAGACACCCCAGACGTACCCAGAGACCTTGGATACCTTGCGGCTGACGTAGATGCCTACCTCGATGCTCATCCAGGCCCACAAGGGCCTTCAGGAACCCTATCAATAGGTTCTGTAACTACAGTTAGCGCTTCAACTCCAGCATCTGTTGTTAATGTTGGAACAGCATCAGCAGCTATATTAAATCTAACTTTACCAAGAGGTATTGATGGAATTATTGGTGGTCCAGGCCCCTCTAATGTATTAAGCATTGGAACAGTAGAGCAAGGTGGGTCTGCATCAGCAACGATTACTGGCACATCACCAACACAGACATTAAATTTAGTTTTGCCACAAGGGCCCGCTGGCCCAACTGGGCCGCAGGGGCCACAGGGCCCAACCACTTTAGCAGTAGGAACCACCACCACTGGTTTGCCTGGAACAAATGCATCAGTAACAAATACTGGAACTTCAACAGCAGCAGTATTTGCATTTACAATTCCAAGAGGCGCAACTGGAGCAACTGGAGCAACAGGCCCGCAAGGAATTCCTGGATCAAGCGCAACAATAGATCCAGTACCAACTACAATATCTTTAAATATCCCAACTACGGTAGGGTATGGAGTAAATTCAAACTGGTACCCACTTGCAAATAACTTATACTCAATTGGTCAGCCAATTGATGCTCCTTCAGGAGTTACTTCAAATAGATTTTGGAAAACAATATATTCTAATACTGGAACAGTTGCTACATCAGATCAGCGACTAAAGACAGATATAGTTAGCTCCACACTCGGTCTTAATTTTATAAACGATTTAAATCCAGTAAGTTATAAGTTTATTGAAGGCGGTAAAGAAATAGTTGATGGTGATTTAGTTTCTATACCTGGATCAAGAACTCATTACGGACTTATTGCACAAGAGGTAAAAGAAGTTTTAGATGCATCTGGAGTAGCAGATTTTGCTGGTTGGGTAAAGCTGGATATGTCAGAAGCAGATTCTATGCAGGCATTAAGATATGATCAGTTTATTGCCCCACTTATTAAAGCAGTACAAGAGCTTACAGCGAGAGTTAAAGCCCTAGAAGAGATTTAAGACATGTCATATAAATATACTGTCTTAAAAGATAACCCAGTTGCATTTTTTTTATTAGACGAAGTTCGTTCTGGGGAAGCTGGTGTATACAGCAATTTAACTACATTATATCCAACATACCAAGATTTAAAAGATAACGGCATTTCATATGCCGCAGTAAGCGGGCTTCCAATAATTGATTACACTGGAAATGCTATGGAAGGCTATGCAATTAATACTTCAGCCATGGAAGTTCTTCCTATTATAGGGGCGGGAGTAAGGGGAACAGAAATAAATGAAGATGCTCAGATAAGCCTAAAAGCACTAGGTCTTGGAATGAATAGAAATCCAGATGGACCTTTTGCATTTGAAATATGGTTTAGCCCAGATAAAGATGACAACGCAGAATATCTTATTATGGGAGACGCAGAGAATTCAATTGGGCTATTTTATAAAAATGAAAATATTATTTTTAAATGCAGCGAAACTCAATCTGTTTGGCACAAAGTTACAAAAAATGAAGCAATGCATGTTGTGGGAATATTTTCTAAAGACAATATATATTTATATGTAAATGGGAAGATTGTTTCTGAAAGCCCAGTTGATAATGGATTTAAGTTTACTAATACAAGCCTAAACTTATCTTTGGGTCCAGCAAATCCAGGCAAAAAATTTATTGTTGATTCTGCTGCAATTTATTCTTATAAGCTAGAAGAAGCAAAAATATTAAATCATTATTTTGTTGGATACAAGGAGATAAAATACTCACAAATTGTTTACCCAAATAATGGAATTCTTTTTTCATTAAACTTAGCTTCAGTAAGACCAGATATTTCGTACAGGTATCCTGGAATAAAAGCATTAGAAGATCTCGCCTCTGGAGATGCATATTATAATTTAGAATATAACAGAATTGAGTTTGAAAAAACAAGTGAAATAGAAACAAAAACATTTTCTTTTCAAGAAAGACTGTATTTATCAAATCCAGAAGACATAGTATCCTCTAGAATTTCTTATGGGCAGGATGTAGATAATATTTTGGTTGAAGTACAAATCCCAAATCAGCCATGGGCAGTTTGCAAAAATAATTCTCCAATGCCATACTATAACAAAAACCAGAACTCAGGAAGCCCGATATTAGACATAAGAGTAACAATGACCACGCAAGATTCTTCTTTTGACCTACCCTACTTTGACAAACTAGAAATTGATATGTATTCTAATAAAGATTTTTACGCAGACAACTATGGCTCAAAAATATACTCCGCATACGACTATTCAGTAGGACAGTATAATTATCCAGTAAGAATGCAAAATAAATATAATGGGCTTTCAATGTATTCGGGTCACGGCTTCTCTGTGGATTTGCCAATAGAGCCAAGAACAGTAGAGATGTTCTTTACCCCACGGGCGGGACAAAATGTTTTATTTTCTTCAGCATCTTCATCAATTAAATGGGGGGCAAACGGAGTAATAACAAAAGCTGGAATTTCTGCTATATACGTAAATGGTATAAATAGGACATCGGAAACAAACATATCCACATTTTTGCTAAATGACGTTTCACATCATATATTAATAGTATTGGCCCAACCCGCTTTGAATATTAAGTTTAATCAAAATCAATTAGATACAGAGTATGGAACTTCAAACATATACAATAATATAGCTTTTTATGAAAAGGCATTTACGTCTGCAGAAGCAATCAGTAACTATAGACTCTACTGCTCAGATAATTCAAAGGTTGTAACTGACCCAGGAGTAACTATATCTGAAAGTGTCCAGGGCCAGGATGGAACCTCGTACTTCATAAGGTCACTTGACCAGTAGGTTGCACAATTTTTAAAAAAAGTGCATTGTCGTGGTATCAAGGCTGGACTTTTGCTAAGAATAATGATAAACTGTTTACATATGGAAATATTAAACCAAAAAAGCGAAGTTGTTGAAGAAACACGCCTAGGCATATACGTATGGGAAATGCCAGATGGTAGATGGATCGGAGACGATGATGGCAATTTCCTTTCGATAACATCCGTAAAAGGAAATAGATCTAGAATGAACGTTCTAGCTGATGCCGTAAGACACTATGGGATATATGAAGGAAAGCCAAAGTTTTTGTCTGGAAGAAGAAAGATTGATGACGAAGAGTTTGAATATCAAAACCAAAGACTTAAATGGGGACTTACACCAGACCCTCTTGATATCGGAGAATATAAAGACCAAGTTTTACGAGGGGGATCAGTAACATGACACAATTTTTAGAAGACGGAACAGAAGATACATACGAGGTATCTGTTAAAAATAGCTCAGATCTATTTTCATTTAAAAAAGAAAAAGAGCATGCAGACCCATTTGGTATTGGTATAGATGACCTTAAAAAAGTAAGAGGTTTAGGAACAAACTTTAAAAGAAAAGTAAACAGAGACTTTGCAAAATCATTTACTGGTAAAGATGGTTCGGGAACACAACAGAATCTATTGCAATCTGCGGTTACTGGATATGCAATGTTTGACCTTGTTCAGCCAGTATATAACCTAGAATACCTATCTCAAATCTATGAGGTTTCAACTTACAACTACGCTGCTATCAATGCAAAGGTTGCAAACATTGTTGGTCTTGGATATTCCTTTATGGAAACTAGAAAAACAAACGACGCAATTGATGCAATATCAGATGATAAGCAATTAGACAGAGCACGTAGAAAGCTAAATAAATTAAAGCAGGATTTACAAGACTGGCTAGATGCAACAAACGATGAAGATACTTTTACAGAGACTCTTATAAAGGTATATACAGACTTAGAGGCAACAGGCAACGGATATATTGAAATTGGAAGAACTACAGGCGGAGACATTGGGTATATAGGACACATACCAGCTAAGACAATGCGTGTTAGAAGATTAAGAGATGGCTTTATGCAATTGCTTTACGGCAAGGCTGTTTTCTTTAGAAACTTTGGAGATTCAGAAACCGTAAACCCAATTGGAGAATCAGAAGATAGACCAAATGAGATTATTCATTTGAAGAAGTATACTCCAATGAATAACTATTACGGTATCCCAGATATTGTTGCAGCTCAAATGTCATTGGCTGGAAACGAATTTGCTGGAAGATATAACCTAGATTACTTTGAAAACAAGGCGGTCCCAAGATATATTATTACAGTAAAGGGAGCAAAGCTTTCACCAGAGTCAGAAAGAAAATTGCTTGAATTTTTCCAGGTTGGATTAAAAGGCAAAAACCACAGATCCCTTTATATACCCTTGCCAGCAGACACACAGGATAATAAAGTTGAATTTAAAATGGAGCCAGTCGAGGCTGGAGCCCAAGAGTCATCATTTAATATTTACAGACAGTCAAATAGAGACGAAATATTGCTTGCCCACAGAGTCCCAATTAATAAAATTGGTGTTCCAGAGGGAGTATCTTTGGCAAATGCCAGAGATGCAGATAAAACATTTAAAGAGCAGGTTTGTCGTCCAGCACAAATGAGATTAGAGAAAAGAATTAATTCAATTATTGAAGAAAAGACTGACGCTCTAAAAATTAAATTTGAAGAGCTTACTCTTACAGATGAAGATACTCAATCTCAAATAGATGAAAGATATCTTAGAATGCAGGTAATTACCCCTAATGAAGTTAGAATTAGAAAGGGATTAATTCCAGTAGATGGCGGAGACGAAATGGTTGAATTAAAACCTCAGCAAGCAGCCGATCAAAAAGCTACCGCTGGAAAAACTAGAGCCAGAGATTCCGCAAGGTCAGCTGCCTCATCAGATAAAGTTGGAGAAGGCAGAAATGCCAAAGGCGACGGAAGCCGAGTCGACTAAATCCAATCAACTACGATTTGCCTTTTTATATGTATAAGTATAAAATTAAGCATATGAACATAGAAAAAAGCCAGTGGTCTTCTGACGGCCAAAATCTTCATTTATCTGTTCCCTTTACAAAAGTAAACAGAGAGAACAGAACCGTGTCTGGATTTGCAACATTAGATAATGTTGATCAAACAGGAGATGTTGTTACTGCTGAAGCAAGCTTAAAAGCATTTGAAGCTTTCAGAGGAAACTTGAGAGAGATGCATCAGCCAATGGCAGTCGGTAAGGTTGTATCATTTAAGCCAGAGACATACTATGACCAAAAATCAAAAGAATTTTATAATGGAGTTTATGTAACCTCATACATTTCAAAGGGCGCACAAGATACATGGGAAAAAGTTCTTGATGGAACACTTTCAGGTTTTTCAATCGGCGGAAAGATTAAAGAGTCAGACAACGAAATGAATAAAGCAACAGGAGAAACTGTAAGATTTATTAAAGACTATGACCTAGTAGAACTTTCAATTGTGGATTCACCAGCTAATGAAATGTGTAATATCATTTCAATTGAAAAATCTAATGGCCAACTTATTTTTAAAGGAATGGCAACAGAAGTTGTCACAGAAAACATTTTTTATTGTGAAGATAGCGATTCTGTTTTTATCTCAACAGACAAGACATACTCATCTCCAGTTACTGGAAAAGAAGCTACGCTAATTGGCTGGGTTGAAAGCTCGGACCATAATAAATCAAAAGAGATAGATAAAGTTCTTGCTTCATTTAAGAAGTCAAGAGTTACGTTGCCTGCAACACAAACAATAGCAAAACAGGCAAACGCACAAGGAGGTAATGAAGTGGAAAAACTAAACGCACAGGCTGCTGATCCAGTTGTAACTGAAGAAGTAGTTGTAGTTGAAGAGACCATGGCAGAGACTAATATCGATGCCGTCGAAGAAGCACCAGCTGCTGTTGATACAGTAGAAGATGCAGATTCTGCTTCTGTAGATGTCTTTAAGTCAGCTGATGCTAACGCACCAGTTGCAGTTGAAGTCGAAGAGCCTGATTTTGCAAAAATGTTAGTAGACCTAAAGGGATTCTTTGCAGATACTCTTAGCAAGGCTACAGAGGCAAATGCAGTACAGGTTTCAGAAATTAAAGAAACTGTAGAAACTTTTAGCAAGGGCTTAAATGCTCAAATCACAGAATTAGCAGAAAAGCACAGCGCACTTAGTGCAGCTGTAACAGAAATAAAGGGCACCATTGATGGTGTTCAGAAGCGTGTAGATGCCGTAGAAGGCGATACAGCAATTAAGAAGTCCTCAGACCTTGGCGGGTCTGCGGTACCAGCAGTAAACAAATCAAAATGGAACGGTTCTTTCCTCGGTTCCGTAAACGAAATATTTAACTAGGGTAGGTGAATTATATGAGCAATGAATTATTAGAAAAAGCAGCAGCAGCTGGTACAACAGTATCAACTGGCTTCGACTCAAACACTGGAATGTCAGGAGTACATCGTCAATCAGAAGATGGTAACGGTGGACTTTTAAATCCAGAACAATCAGCTCGCTTCCTAGACTATATGTTCGACGCAACCGTAATTGGTAAGGTCGCACGTACGGTCAGAATGAAGTCAGACACAACAGAGATTGATCGTATGTCAGTAGGAGAAAAGCTTGTTAAGCTTGCATCCGAAGGAGAAAACACAGGAGTTAACTCAGGTGTAACTTTCTCAAAGATCTCTCTCACAACAAAGAAGCTCCGCCTTGACTGGGAACTCTCAACAGAGTCACTAGAAGACAACATCGAGGGTGCAGATCTAGAAGATCATATTGCACGTTTGATGGCAACACAGGCTGGAAACGACATTGAAGATCTTCTTCTTAACGGTAACGCCGCAGGAACAGATCCACTATACAAGGCCTTTGATGGTGTTGTAAAGAAGGCTAAGACAAGTGCTCACGTAGTAGATGCTGCAGGTGCAGCAATTTCTCGTGAAGTATTTAACAAGGCACTTAAGGCACTCCCACGTAAGTACAAGCAACGTCGTACAGACCTACGCTTCCTTGCGGGATCAAACTTGATTCAGGATTACCTATACGCAACATCACAAAACATTCAGAACGTTAACCCACAGGATATTGCTTCAGGCATCATCCGCGGTGAGGTTGCACCAGTTTCAGGTCCAGCAGGATATGTAGCTCCATACGCATTTGGTATTCCAATCGTTGAAGTTCCATTGCTTCCAGAGACACAAGCAGGAGATTATGCATCACCAACAGGTTCACACGGAGATGTCCACTTGACATTCCCTAACAACGTTGTTGTTGGTGTAAAGCGTGACGTAACAGTCTACCGCTTCTTCTGGCCACGTAAGGACTCAATCGAGTACACAATGTATACTCGTGTTGGTGTTCAGATCGAGCAGGCAGACGCTTGGGTAGTCGTAAAGAACGTTAAGGTTGCTTCCTAATTAGGAATTAATCTCAAGAAAGGCCCCCAATTAATTTTGGGGGCTTTTCATTTTAATTATACAATGCTATAATGGTTTTACCTAGAAAAAGGAGTATTAAATGTCTTTTGACAAATTAAAAGTCGGAGAGCTAAAAGCAATTGCAGAAGAGTTTGCGGTTGACACAGAAGGACTTAAGAATAAGCAAGATGTAATCGCAGCACTATCAGAAGAAGGAGTGACTTACGAAGTATACGAAAAGACACTCAAGGATGTAGAAGATGCAAAAGAAGAGATTGAAATCCTTCCAGTATTTGATCCAAAGTCAGAACGCACAGAGGATACAGTACTAGTTATGATGACAAGAGCAAATGTTAGATACGATATTTTGGGACACACTTTTACAAGCACCCATCCATTCGTAGCAATGCATAAAGATGCTGCTCAGCAAATTTTTGATATAGAGGAGGGTTTTCGTTTAGCGACACCAAAAGAAGTACAGGATTATTACAGCTAAGCTTAAACGTAACAAATGGAAATTATAGTAGGAACGAACTCACCAGTAAAACAAAGAGTCTTTTGGAAAGGTGGAATAGCCAAGGCAGATACTCTGCCAACGGTTAAATTCTACGATATAACTGAAGACCCAGCAGTTGCTCCATCTATAAATCCAGCTACTGTTTTGCACACTCAAACTGCAGAAGAAATAGATACGGACTATGGAGTATACAGCGTATACCCTCCACTATCTCTTACTAGTAGACCTAGATCATTAAAGTTGGTATGGGAATATCGTGTCGAAGGACAGCTAGTAACTAAAGAGCATAAGCTTTTTGTTGTTACTCCGTACACCGACTTGACACAAGCAGCAGATGCTTTAGGATTTGGATTTGATCAGTCTGACCCAAACTACAGAACATTTGCCGACCTTGTTGCAGCAGAGCGATATGCAAGAAAGTTAATTGAAAATTATACTGGACAGCAATTTCATTTATACGATGATGTAAATGTCATATACTCAACTGGCTCAGATACCCTGCCACTTCCGTATAAAATTAATCAGCTACACGAGCTGTATTTAAATGATCAGATACTTGTTGACAACATAAATAATGTTAATAACTTTAATATGCCAGTCACTATTTCTGAAAGCGGATTTGGATTAAGAGTAGACAGAGCTAACGCCCTAGATAACGTAGTCTATTATGCAAATGGAATGATTCCTCCAAGCATTAATGATAGCGGTAGAGGAATGTTTATAAATGGCGGAACATATAGAGTTGCTGGTAGATACGGATGGGAATATGTACCAGACGAAGTAGAGCTTGCCTGTATTGAGTTAATGAGAGACTTTTTCTCTAAAGATAAAGAGTGGCGTAACAAATACATAAAGAGCATACAGACATTTGACTGGCAGTTCCAGTATGATACATCAGCATTTAGCGGCACAGGAAATAACTATGCTGACCAGCTATTGCTGCCATATGTCACAAATAAAATGGTAGTTATTTAATATGAATAACTTAGTCGATTCTATTTTCAACATGAAAGTAGATGTATATCTGCAAGAAGATTATCAGGACCAGAATACTGGTGCCATTAAAAAGTCTTGGATCTACGCAAAGACTATCCCTTGTTTTGCAAAAGGAATGATATCAAATTCGTCATCTGCAAGAAGTGGTGATATGCAAACTCTATCAACTAAATATGCAGATAAGCAGACCATAGAAATAAGGACTCAGGCAAGACTGACATATAGACAAAAAATAACTAACATTAGAGACTCATCAAATAATGTTATATGGTTTGAATTAAATTATCCAAATGATACGCCAACAGTATTTGAGATAGTAAGCTCAACCCCAATCACAGATCCTTTTGGAACACTCATGGCATACAACTCAATTGCCAAGAGGTCGGAGAACCAGATAATTGGAGACTAACGGAGTAGCATTATTACAAGCAGCATCTGGCTTAGAAAGATTAATGACTGGTGCTTCTTCTGCAGGAGTTTTAAAAGATAGTAACGTAGCACAGATATCTGCATTTTTATATTATCAGGCAAATGTTGCAGCTAGATTAGAATCCAACAAAGCATTTCAAAAATTATTTAAGACAACAATATTTAACCAAATAGAAAAAGATTTTGGTTTATTTATTGATTCTCAGGCTAGAATAAAGCCAAAGTCACTTCATCATGTTTATGAATGGAACAAAGCTGGACAGGCAACAAGCCGACTTTTTAAGTTAAATAAATTAGAGGGTGTAGGACTGTCATTTAGAATTAACTATGAGTTTAAGATTTCAAAATCTTCAGTTCCATCAAAGAACAGAGAGCAGACAAGCAGATACGTGTTTGAAAGAAAAGCTGCGGTTATGGAAAAAGGCATGCCGATAGTAATTAGACCAAGATCTGCAGAAAGACTAGTATTTGAAATTGATGGGGAAAAAGTTTTTATGCCAAAGGGCAAATCAGTTACAGTAAAAAGTCCTGGAGGAAGAGCATCCACCAATCAATTTGATTTAGCTTATAGTAGATATTTTAGTGGTCCTCTAGTAAGTAATTCTATTAAGATGTCTGGATTCCAAAACCTATTTGGTGCTAAATTCGAAAGAGCTATGAGAGTTCCTTCATCTATCTCCAAGGTGCGTTATTCATTTAATCCAGGTACAATTAGGTTGCAGGCAGAAGCGGCATTAACAGAAAAATTTGGGGGAGTATTCTAATGACAGACTATAATATAGATGCCATGTATGAGGTAAGAAAACACCTCTGGAACCAACTTGTATTAAATAACATTATTGATCCAAACGATTACTATAGCGACAACCTTGGGGAAACTATAATACCCATAATACCAGTCCAGCAATCCCCAGAAATGAATCAATTTTTAAGTGGCAAGACACACATAGTTTATGACAAAATGGGCAGCACATATGAAGAGAACTGGATGATATGCTGCGAGAAGATATCCTTTACAATATATTCAGTAGACTTTTCAGAGATTAATATAATCAGAAATATGATGATAGACGTATTTAGAAGAATGGATGAATCAGCCAGAGACCTAAATCAATCAAAGTCAACAAATAAAATAATATTTCACAATACCATGATCTTAGAGATGTCTCCAACAGAGCCATCTACAGAGCTGGCAGGCTTCCTGGCAGCCGATGTTATTCTAGAGGTCAAATACTCTAGGACAGTAGGGCCAAAGGGCAGATTCGATTAGTTTGCCTTTTAGTTGATTGTAAGATAAAATTATACCAAGAGGAAAAGAGCCTAGCCAGCTTAATTTAAAGTTATACAGTAAGTCAATATATATATTTATTTAATGGAGGTTTTACAACATGGCAAATCAAATTGCAGGTAATGCTAGAAATATTCTAGTTGGTGCTTCACCACTATTTATTTCAAACTTAGACGTTACAACAGCAGGATATGTAGAAAATGCAGAAGCTGGAACAGTATATCCAGCATCAGCAACAGGATCACTAGTTCAGGTTCCAGCATTCAAGGCACCAACAGCAGCAGTAACTGGTGCAACACCATCACCAGCAGCAGCTGGCGAGTCTTACACAGACACACTTAATAAGATCGATGCAGCAGCAGCAACAGCTGCTGGTAAGTTTGCATACCGTAACGTAGGTTACACAAACAATGGTCTTCAGGTAACATACAACCCATCATACGGTTCAGTTACAGTAGATCAGCTTCTTGATACAGCAAAGCTTTTCAAGGAAACAATGGAAGTTATGATTGCAACAGAAATGGCAGAAGGTACTCTTGAGAACGTTCTTGCTGTATTTGGTCAGGGATCAGGAACACTTACAGACTCTGGTAAAAAGCTAGGTCTTGCAGGTGGAGCTCTTGGCGAAGCGCCAACAGAGCGTCAGTTAATTGCAGTTGGTCAAGCACCAACTTCAACAACAGATACTGCAACTGAGCGTGTATACTATGCACGTCGTGTTCTTTCTGTACAACAGTCACAGTTCTCTTTGGCTCGTAACGCAGCATCAACATTCCCAGTTACATTCCGTTTGCTTCCAGACGGTTCAAAGTCTGGCCAGGAATATGGTTTCATCGTAGACCGCGTTCTTAACAAGCCAGTCTCAGCATAATTAATAATAATTAATTACAAAACCCCCTAAGAAATTAGGGGGTTTTGCTATTGTATTGGTATTTCTGATATGATACAATAATTAAGAGAATATCCTAGGAGGATTAAATTGGCAACAACAGTATATGATGTAGAAGAAATTCAGCTACAAAACGGAGTAAACGTAAAGCTAAAGCCTTTAACGATTAAAGAGCTTAGAAAGTTTATGGCTGCTATTGCAAAGACAGCAGAAGTTACTACAGAAGATGAGACCCTAACGATTCTTATTGATGCTTGTGCAGTAGCACTAGAAAAGCAACTACCAGAATTAGTTAAAAATAGAGACGAATTTGAGGATGTATTAGATGTACCAACAATTAATCGTATCCTTGAAGTTTGCGGTGGCATTAAGATGGATGATCCAAATTTGCTAGCAGCAGCGGTTCTAGCTGGTCAGAACTAGATCTAGCTGCACTAGAAGGAGAAGTATTTCTAATAGGAAACTATAAGAATTACGAGGAATTGGAAGACAATCTTTCAATGCCAGAATTGATTCAAACTTTTACATCTATGCAAAAGTCGGAATCAGAAAAAAGAAAGTTCTTAGCTGCAATACAAGGTGTAGATCTTGAAGGCGGCGAAGAAGAAACCAGTAGCTTTGAAGATGTAAGAAGAAGAGCTCTGGGAATTACTGCAGACGCAACAGATGTTGTTTCACTACAAGGTCAGTTTGCATCAGAAGCAGGGTTTGGTATCGGAGCTGGCCTCGGATACAAAAAGGAGTAGGTAGTTGGCAGATCAAAATATAGTTACCAACATAACTGCGACGGCTAATTTTTCTAGCCTAACAGCGCAGTTACAAGCGGTGACCTCCCAACTTCTTAAACTTCAAGCTACAACAATTGGTTTAAATAAGAATCTAACTAGCCAGGTTGGAGTCATGAATCGTCAGTTTGACGAAACCATGCGCTCCACTGGCCAGTTTTCTAGACACTTTGTAACATTAACTTCAGACGTATCTAAGTTCGGTCAAAACCTAGATAGCGGAAGAATGAAGCTTGGCCAATATTTTAGAACTTGGCAAGGTCATACACAAAAGACTAGTTCATTAGTTAGAGATTTAGCCAAGCAGCAGGTTATGCTTGAGAATGCAATAATTCAGCCCCTTGGTAAAAATGCACAAGGATTAATGCAATACAACGTAATGGTTCAATCTGGACTAGACGTTACAAAAAATAAATCTGCCCTTCTAAGACAAGAGCTAGCCATCATGAATAAGGTTATGATGGATGGATCTAACCAACTTATTAACTGGGGTAAGAATACACAGTGGGCTGGTAGACAGCTTACTGTAGGTTTAACTGTACCACTTGCAGCTTTTGGTATGGCAGCAGCAAAAGCATTTAGACAAGCAGATGAGGAGTTAGTAAGATTAACAAAGGTTTATGGCGGATTAACAGCAACATCAAGTGCTGATCTACTTCAAGTTCGTAAAGATGTCATGGCTTTGTCTAGAGAGCTCGCTTCTGGATTAGGTGCAAACTTTACAGAAACAATTGCACTTGCTGCTGATATTGCAGCAACTGGTAAAGAAGGAGCAGACCTTCTAGATTCAACAAGACAAACCACAAGACTTGCAATACTTGGTGAAGTAGATAGACAAGATGCCATGAAGGCGACTTTAGCAATTCAAACAGCCTTCGGCCAGAATACTATGGAGCTTGCAGAGTCTATTGACTTCCTTAACGCAGTTGAAAACCAGACATCTACAACACTAGAAGATTTAGTAACAGCTATTCCAAAAGCAGGCCCAGTAGTAAAAGCATTAGGTGGAGACGTACAAGATTTAGCACTTTATTTAACAGCAATGCGTGAAGGCGGAATTAATGCTTCAGAAGGAGCAAACGCACTTAAGTCAGCATTAGCATCTGTTATTAACCCAACCAAGGTTGCAAAAGAAATGTTTATGGGATTTGGAATAGACCTTTCTGGAATTGTAAACAAGAATGCTGGAAACCTAACAGGAACTATTATGGCTCTCAAGGACTCACTAGACTCACTTGAGCCTCTACAAAGAGCAAGAGCAATTGAACAGTTATTTGGTAAGTTCCAGTTTGCAAGAATCAATGCATTGTTTGAAAACTTAGGTAAAGAAGGAAGCCAGACTCTTCAAGTTCTAGACTTGATGAAAGCCAGCACACAAGACCTAGCAAGCATTTCAGAACGAGAATTAAAAGCACTTACAGAATCTGCATCTGGTAAATACAGAAGAGCGCTTGAGTCTGTAAAAGCAGAATTAGCTGGAGTAGGAGAGCAATTCCTAAAGGTTGGAGCATTTGTATTAAATGCTATTGATGGAATTTTAAAGTTTATTGGCAATCTTCCAGCTCCAATAAAAGCGGTACTAGGATTTATTGGTGGACTGACAGCAATTGCTGGTCCTATAATCATGCTTACTGGTGTGCTAGCAAACTTCTTTGGCTATATTATAAAGGGAGTTTTAGCTCTTAAAAATATTGGTAAGGGTGGAACTGGCTTCAAGTTATTAACTCCAGAATTGATGGCAGCATCAGCTGCAGCTAAAACAGTAGAGCAATCATTCTACAGCGATACAAAAGCAGCAGCAACATTCTCAGATGCAGTACTTACTTTAGCAGCTTCATTTGATAGATTAAAAGCAAGTGCTATGAGCGCAACAGTTGCGACATCTAATGGAATTTCTACAGTTGGAGGAAGCACAGTACTTTCGGGCGGCGGAAGAATTGTAGACAAAGACAATCCTCTTGTAGGACGTCCATTCTCTAGAGACATGTCTCATGTTACCCCAACTGGATCTAAGACTCCTCAACAAAGAGCAGATGAAACAATATTCTCTACAGTTCCTGGACCTAAGCCAGTAAACCTAAGACTTTCAAATTCACCTCAAACATATATGACAGAGGACCTGCCAAGAATTCATGGAGTTACTGCAGTCAATGGAGTTTCTAATGGAATAGTTGCATCAGAAGCTGCCAAGTGGCACTCAATGACTGCAGCAATTGCTATGCAATCAAAGGCAGAATTAGCAATACTTAAGACAGAAGTTGCTGCAACAGGAACAATAACAGCATCGCTTGCAGATTCTTACCAGGCACTTCTACCACAAATGACAAGAATAACCACCCTTGCTGCAGATGAAACAGCATTGATAGTTCAACAATTGCAAGCTGGCAAGATTACAGTCGAAGCAGCAAGAGCTAAAATATTTGCACTAAACGCTCAAGTTGAAGCAATGATGGTTCAAACCGCACAAGGTGTTGCTGCTGCTCAAGCAAGAACTATTAGTTTAACTACAGTACCACTAACTAGTCAGCCAGTTGTAAGCGCAGCTGGAAAATCTAATATGAAAGAGCTTTTCCACAAAACAGAAACTGCAAAAATGGTGGATGCAATTGCAAGAGGATTGGGAGTTAGAACTTCTGGTGCTGGATATAGTATTCACACAACAAAACCTAGATTTAATACTGGCGGAAAAGTAGAAGCATTTGGCGCTAATAAAACACGGGTTACTGGTCCAGCATCTATAACATATGATGACAGAATGGGAGATGTTCCACTAGGAGGATATGTATTAAACCAAGCTGCATCAATGGATCCAAGAAATGCTCCACTGGTTGCAGCTGCTCCTTCAACATATAGAGAGCCTGGCAAAAATATAACTGCACTTCTTACTCCACAAGAAACAGTATTTGGTGCAGGCATTCAAGATAACCCAGAACTTTTCAGAGCAGTAGATGCAGCAAATAATGGAGTTCCTCTTCCACAGCATGCAGCTGGAGGAAAAATTAAGCTGTCTAGGTCTAGTTATGGACTTCCTGCACTTAATATAAGACCACTTTTTAAAAATAAGATATCTGAATATAGAAAACGAGTAGCTGAACTTGCAGAGCAAAAAAATAAAACAAGACTAGATCCACGTGGAAGAGATACGCAAATTATAGGATCATATGGAGGAAGAACTTGGGTCACTAGAGGCGCATCAACAAATGCAGCTATAGATGACTACATGAGATCATTACCTCCATCTGAAAGAAGAAAAGCAGCAAAAGTTATAGAAGAATTTTCTGCTTCTATAGAAACTACAAAAAGAGCTGCTGAAAGAGGTGCACCAAGAGGAAGGGACGCATTTGCAATAGAAGCAGGACACCTAGAGGCTAATAAAGGAGCATTAGCTAAAAAACTAGATGATAATGAATTACCTCCCCTTGACCTTAAAAAAATTATACATGCAACACATTTAACAAGAGCGGTTGTAATAAATGGAAAGAGATATGTTAGCAAATACACTGTTGACTATGACGCTCAATCTAACTTGCAGGCAAACCAAGGCACACTTTTAGCTAAAGACTTTTTAGATAGAAACATGGGTCGAATTGGCAAGTACGATAGGCTGATGCGTAAATCTGGAGTTCCTCAAGAAAAATGGGCAGACACAGAAAAAGAAATTGACCAAAAGATTAAGGCTATTCTTAAGGGCAAAGAATCAAAGAACATTGGAGATGAAAAGGGAGACATAACCTTTGATTCATTTATTCCACTTATTGATTCAAGTATAGTTTCAGCAGGAGGATCTGCTGCGAAACTAAAAGAATTACAAAGAAATGTAGTAGAGAGAAAAAATTCAGGCGGAGTTGTCGGAGGAAAAGTAAAGCCTGGAAAGTTTAACTACGGAAGATTATTTCTTGGAATGCCTAGAGGAATTAAAGCTGTAGAAACACAAAGAAAAGCCAGACTTGAAATGGAAGCAATTGATACTGGACTAAAAGCTAGTCGATTTGCAGAAATGCCTCCAACAGATTTTGGTAAGCTAATATCTCCATCAACAGGAAGAAGCTTTCCAGTCCCAGGTATTGGCGGACTGTATGAAAAGGCAGATGGGACAAGAGTATTTGTTAAGCCAGTAATGGATGAAGCTGCTGCACTTGCAGAACAAAGAGCTACAATTATTGCTAGAGAAGCACACGGATTAAATGCCCCTAAGCAAGAAATTAGAACAATGATAGATCCTACAGATCCATCAGGCAGAAGAAAACTTATTGTTTTGGAATCTCCTTATGATGAAGCATTTGCAAAAGCTTCTGGAACATTTGATCAGAAGGATTATTTTAAGCAATTAGTTGCTGCTAACTTAAGAGGAGATAAAGATTTAAGTCCAGATAACCTTTATGGAAGTACATTAAATGACGTAGGCACTGCTGGCGTATTTAAAATGGCATCTGGCAAGAGATCATATCATGGAGAGATGACAGATAAGGGCTGGATTGATGGAATGCCATCAATGAAAGACCAAGCAAATATCAATCTGCTTGGAGTAAAGGGCGGAGCAAGAAGATTCTTTGCTGAATCAACTTTAGCTATTCCAAAGGGAATGACTCCAAAACAATATCATGAAGCCATGATAAATGAGATAGACGATGTATTGCCTAGACTAAAGGAAACAGTAGCTAAATCTCTTGGTAAATTAAATGCAGAAGAGTCTGCTGTGTATGCAGCAATGATTAAGAGACTTGAAGATGGAAGAAGGGTAAACTGGGAGGAATTCCATGGAATACATTCTGCAGTTAAAGTTTCGCCAGCAAAAGCTCTTACTCCAGCGGCACTTCAAAAGCTAAAAGAAGAAGCAGAGCTAAGAATTAGGCAAAGAGGACATGCAATATCTCTTTCAGACAACTCATTTAAAACTTCTCTAAATGGATTTAATGGCGGAGGAATAATAGGCAACATATTAAAGTCGTTAGCCATGAGAAGAATTGGTGCAGGGTTTGGGCCAACAGGTGCACCAAAACCTAGCATGTATGAGTCAGCTCCATGGGGAGTTAGCTCTTTATCTATTAAAGCAGCAGAGACTTTATTTGCAAGTACTGGACTAAGACCGTATTCACAAAAACTTCTATATGACAAATTCGCTGCAGCATTAGCTAAAGAAAAGCCTTACGGATATGTTAAAGGTGCAGACGGATCTTTAAGAAATGCGCTTGAGCCAAGCTCATTAGATGCTGTTATTAGAAAAGCCGCAAGTGACTTAATGTCAGACAGAGCTGCCTTTAAGCAGCTATCTCCAATTGATAGGGACATACTTAAAAGAAAGTATTTAAATTGGGACTCTAAAAAAGATACTCCAATCACAGGAGATCTTAAGAAAAAGATATTTGGAATAGATGGCAAAAGAGAAATGGGCGGACCAGTATCTCCAGGACAAAGTTATCTAGTTGGAGAAAAGGGTCCAGAGCTATTTAGTCCACAGCAAAGTGGAAAAATAATTCCAGGATTTACACTGGGCGGACTTATTAGACGCAGTAAAGATTTTTATGGACAAAAACTAACTGATGTTAGCCAAGTATCATCCAAAGAGCATGCAAAGCGTCTTTTAAAATCAGGAGATCCAAGTCAAAGAGCTATAGGACAGCTTTGGTTAGACAATGATAAGGCATCAAGAATGCCAGCTCCTACGCCTCCAAGAGTAATTACGCCTGGCCCAATGTCAGTTGAAAAGGTTACTAAAGGAGGAACAAGTGCATATGTTCCACAAGGCTCATTGCCATATGTTCCAGCATTAAAGCTTCCAGTACAAGCATTTAACAATGCTATTAGCGCTTCAATCTCATCTATTGGAAATAATTTTAAAACTGCATCAACAAGAATGGTTGCAAATACAAGAATACTTTCTTCTGAAATCAAATCATCATTATCCATAATAGCAGACGGCGGAAAAAAGTTTTCTTCTGGAATTAAAAAATCTGCCACGGCAGTATCTCAAGCACTAAGCAAACAGACTGTTATTGCTGGTGCTCCTGGGGCTGGAACAATGGGGGGTGGCGCAGCATTCTTTAACAATGCTAAATATTCTACAGCATCAATACTACATCCAATTCAATACTTAAAAAATAAAGGTATTGGCTCAGACCCAGACAGACCACTTGGTTCAGGTGCTGGCGGCATGCTTATGGGAACAATGGGTGGTATGGCTGCAGGTGGAGCAATAGGAAATGCACTTGGCGGACAAAATGGAATGATGATGGGCTCAATGGTTGGATCGATGGCTGGTCCAGCAATTATGCAAGGTGCTGGAAAATTAGTTGCAAGCATGGCAGCAAAATCAGTATCAGCAGGTGTTGCATCAGCAGGGCTTGGAGCAACTGCCGCAGGAGTAGCAGGGCTTGTTGCCCCACTTGCAGCAGTAACGGCAGCAGTTTATGGCGGATACAAGGCCTGGAAGCATTACAAAGAAGGACAAACACTTAATATATCTACATTTGGAATGACAGCAGAGGCTGCCAAAAAAGCTAATCTTAGATTCACAGACTTTGGTTCAAAAATTAAAGACACAATTCAAGATTCAAAAGACATGGCGGCTGCAAATAAGCTAGTATACGAAAGCATGAAAGACGGCGGTACACCATTCCAGCTTACAATTGCAGAATACAAAAAGCTAAAGGTTGAAGTAAAAGAAACATTTGCAGAACAAATTAAAGCACTTGATCGTCAGCCTTCAAATAAAGTACCAGATGCTGTTCGTAGAATTAAAGAACAACTTATCGCTGCTGGAATGTCTGCTGATGAAGCAACTAAAAAAGTTTTCACAATGCTTCAGCTTTCAAATAAAAAAGATCAATCAATTACTGCAACAATGGGTAACTCCAGCTTTAAAGAAATTACAGATGCTCAGACTGCTGCAGTTTCTGCAGTAACAAGTTTTGGAGCAGATACTAGAGATCAGGGAAATAAAGAAAAAGCTGCATCTCTAAACACAGCTTTAATGGCAACTGAAACTGGAATTAATGATTTAATAGCTAAGAGAGAAAGACTTGTAGCAAAAGATTTGACTGGAAAAACAAAGTCTCTTACATACGCAGAAGCTGAAAAGATAATGATAGACAAGATTAATAAGTCTAAAGAGGCTGGCACAGTAATTACTCAGGCAACAGTTGATGAGATGGCTAAGACAAATCCTGAAGTAAAGAAAATGATTAATGGATCTGATACTGTAGTAAGCGTATGGCAAAAGATTAGATTGCAGGCACAAGGATTTAATGGAGACCTTTCTCAATTAAATGCTGCTCAAACAAAACTTCTTGCGGACTCATTTGCAGCTATATCTGATTCGGTTATTGCAACAAATAGAGCGGGTATATTAAAAGAACAGTACGCATCTTTAGGTAAATTAGAAGATCAAATTAAGAGGTATACAAAAGCTCTTAAGGGCCAGACTGTTGCAGAGCAAATATCTGATAGAGATAGATTAAAGTCTTTAAATAAGCAGATTGAGGCAATTAACAAACTTGCAGAAGCAAGAAAGAAAGCATTGTCAGAAGCACAAAAAGATGCTGACCTAGGAAGAGAAATTGAAAAGGTCAGACTTGAAATAGCAAATGCAGTTGCTGTTGGAGATACAGAAAAGGCTCAAAGCTTAAGAATTGATTTAGAGTCATTAACTTCACAACAACAAACAGAAGCTCAGATGAATGCCATTGATAAGGCAACAGAGGCTGCAACAAAGCCTTTAAAGGATGCGGCAGAAGCTATTGCTAATAAGCAAGAAAAACTTGGCGATGCGGCACAAATCGCAGCGGAAAGCCTAGATAAATTAAAAGATAAGTACGCTAAGCAAGAAGCTGCAATTAAAAAAGTAAATGATTCAATGACTGCTCTTTATGGAAATGCGGCAGCAGCTGGATTGTCAGTTAAAGATTATATGAAGAAGAATGAGACTGCAGCAGCTGGCTTTGTAGCTGCAATGGAAGCTGCAACTGGCGCAGCAATGCCAAAGTATAAAGAAGTAACTACTACTGAAATAACAGCAGCTGGTCCAGTTACAACTACTACAAAAGTTCCAATTGCTCCATACGAAAATGCTTTAGCTCTTCTAGCAAAATCTGGTGCTGCTACAGGAGTAAATGAAGCTCTTGCAAATAGCATTAAGGGTAAAGAGGGTAAAACTTTATCAGATGTTGTTAATGCAGTCAAGGGAATAAATGGCAAAGCACCACTAAGAGAAAACATTGCAGTAACTGGTGATTATTCTGATAGCAAAGAGACTAAAGAGTATGACGGTAAAAAGGTAAAGGTTTTAAATGCAGAAGCTCGTGATGCTATTAGAAAGAGACTTGACCTTCAGCCAGGAGAAACATTCATTGTTGATGGACAAAGATATAAGCAGAATACAACTGGAGGAACTCCAATTTGGATGGGTCCAGCTCCAAAGACACCTGCTTTACATGAAGGCGGAAAAATATCTGGTCCAGGAACAAAAACATCAGATTCTATTCCAGCAATGCTTTCAGACGGAGAATATGTATTTAGTGCAAAGGCTGTGGATGCAGCAGGCGGCTCAGACGCAGTAGATTCTCTACACAAAGCACTCAGAAGAGCAGAGGGTGGCCCAGTAGGAAAACAGAAGCCTCAAAAACAACAGCTTCCATTTTTCCCATGGCGTCCTGATCTTCCAGATTACTGGAGCAATGGTGCTCCAACTGGCAACCCACGCACTGGAAGATGGGGAGAACTAATACACGGCCCATCAAACCGTAAAGAAATGCTTGGCGGAAAAGAAATTCCAGGACTT